TAAAGAGTTGCAAGAGTTCCACGATGCGCAAAGGTTGCAAATGATGCGGGAGGGAGAGGAAAGGAGGGAAAGAGAGGGAGAAAGGGAGAGGGAAAAAGTAGATAACAAACCCGGCAAGGCTGCGCAAATAGACTACAACGACCCCAAAGAGCGCAGAAGGGCATATAATAGAATTATAGCGGAATCCCAGGACGACCCAAAAACGCAGTTAGACGCGCTGAAAGTTATAGAGGGACTGCAAAAAGATGATAGACAAGCCGCCAAAGATGCCCAAATTCAACGATTTTACACCCCGTTAAAGTGCCAAAATTGCCCGTTATACACCAAAGCAAAAAAAACAACTTTATAATATTATATATATTGTAAAGATTTTGTCAAGTGACGAAACCCCGATCCCTGGTGACTAAATGCCGGTATTAGTGACGAACGCAAGCCGGGGGGAGGGGGTAAGCGGGGGCGGCGCAGGGGGCGGGTCGAGTCCCCAGCGAATTTTTTTTTCTTTTTTTTTATTTCCCCGTGGAACATTGTGTTCCACACCCCAATCACGCCCTTGGTCAAACTTTTTCATAACTTTCCAACCAAACTTTTACCATAAAATCCCTATTCTACATACATCTATTAACGATTTTACAACTTTTACAACTTTCTATCATATCTTTCGCACACATAAAAGAAATGAGCATAAAATATTAAGTAGAAGGAAAGATAGTGAGCAAAGTTGCGAAAGTAACGAAAACCCCCTTGGGGGGCACTCCAAGAGGGTTTGTTGTTATAACTTTGCGTTTAAAACTTTTACCAAAGTTATACCGAGCGACCTATTTTGGCCTCTCGATGCTTATGTGCTTTGGTGGCATTTCTCCCACAAGCAGCTTCACCACTATCTCTCTATCGCCCCTATTTAGGCGGACGATATTCTCCCGGACTTCTTGCGGAGTTGCGATGTGGCAACCCTTGTGGGCGAATGTGGATCGCCCGTCCGCTGACGAGCTGAAATACTTGAGGAAATCTCCGTCCGTATTATAGACCGCGAACGGCCTTGCCTGCGATGCCCTCACCGCGAATCCCGGACAACCGCTTTCCGGCACCCTTCTTATGGTGGGCTGTGCGCCCTCGGATGCGAACACCCTCCTTCCGTCCTTTGTTCCTATGATGTTGTATCCGTATTCCGGGTCGCTTGAGCAGTTCTTCATTATGTGGTAGTTCTCGGCGATGTGCAGATGCGATTTGAGGGTGTCCGCGCTTTCCGCCACGATGTGCTCCACTATCTCCCAGATAAACGCATCCGCCCCGGCGGTTCGGAGGACTTCGGCGAAAGCCGTGTGCGGTTTCTGGTGAAGGTGGTTCTCGATCCTTTCCTCAAGGGTTCTTGAGGTCTGCCCGATGTAAACCTTTCCGTTGGACTTGTTGGTCGCTTTGTAGATGATGCCTTTGTGCATAATTGTAAATGATAATCCCCGAAGTAGAGCCACCAACATCTACAACGGGGATTGTACGGAGTATGATTGTCCGTTAATGTCTAATTGCGCTTGTTGGTGGCAAGCACCCCCAAATATACACATTCTTTTTGATTTTCAGTGAACGACACGCAGATTTTTGTTCACAATCGTTCACTTTTTTCATATCTTTGCGGTATGAGCAAAGATTCAACCACACAAAGGCTCCCCTGGAAGTATGTTCCGCTTGGGGAAACCACTGAAATCGCGGGAGTGCGGTATCGGTGCATAGAACGAACCGAGGTGGAAGTTCCCCTCGCTTGCAGCGGGTGCGTCTTTATGCGTCCCGAACTCGCCAATCGCAACCATTGTGCGGGCCTTAAATGTTCCAAGTGGGATCGCGCCGACGGGCGCAATGTCTGGTTCGAGGAAGTCCGCGGTGAATAACCTCCTTTCCATAGAGTTCTCCGCCCTTCTCGCGCAGCGGCAGGATGCCCTTTCGGGTGTCCTCTCCAAACGCGGTGCCAACGACCGCGTGGATGCGCTCACCCTCCTTTGCCGGGAGATGCTGCGCTCGTCCTCGCTCTGCCACATCGCGGGAGTGCTCTGCTGCTACGGGGGTACGCACTATGTGCCTGCTCCCCCGAAGGATGTGGTGGCAGCTCTTGCCAATATCCTCGTGGACGGGGGTGTTTCCCCTCTTGATGTACGGAGGATGGGCGATATGCCCCTTTCCGTCCTTGCGGAGAAATCGCATCCCGGACAGCCCCTGCTCTCCTTCCCCAACGGGGTTCTGGATTGCTCGGATATGTCCTTCCGTCCCCACTCCCCGCAGCTCCTTTCCACCGAATACCTCCCCTACCCCTACACCCCCGGAGCGGAATGTCCGCAGTGGGAGCGGTTTCTTTCGGAGGTGCTGCCCGATGCCGATGTCCGTGCGGTCTTGCAGGAGTTCCTCGGAGTGTGCTACCTCGACCGCAAGGCCCTCTCCGTGGAGAAGTTCGGCATCTTCCTCGGTGAAGGCGCGAACGGCAAGTCCGTCATCCGCGATGTGCTGACCGCCGCTATGGGGGAAGGCAATGTTGCATCCTACGATGCCGAGCAGCTCACCCGCACCGAACTCCAGCCTTACCTCATAGGCAAGCGCATCAATTTCGCCTCCGATATGAAGGCGTCCGCCGCTTTCGATTCCGCTCTCAAGGCACTCGCCAGCGGTCAGGATGTGGTCGGAAGGAAAATCTACGGGGAACCCGTCACGGTGAACTGCCCTCCCATCATCTTCTCTATGAACGCGCTGCCGCCCTTCCGCGACTGCTCCCCGGCGTTCTTCCGCCGCGTACTCCTTTTCGAGTTCGGGGTGACGATCCCGGAGGGTAGGCGCGATGCCTCCCTTGCCGCGAGGATATGCCATAGCGAACTCCCCGGAGTATTCGCCTGGATGATGGAGGGGCGCGGACGGATGCTCGCCTCCGGCGGGCGTTTCTCCCCCTGCCCCGCGATGGAAAAGGCCGTGGATGCCCTGCGAAGGCGCGTCGGTGCCGATGTCCGCTACCCCGCGAAGGAGTGGCTCGAACGCAGCGGCTATTCCCTCCATCCCACCTACGAGGGGCAACCTCCCTGCGAGGTGTCGCAGAAGGAGATAGCGGATGCCCTCGGTGCGGTTTCCCCCACGGCGATAACGCGGGAACTGCGCTCCTACGGGGTGCAGACGAGGCGCAGCAAGGAACTCTTTTACAAGGTCTATAAGAAATGAGCAAGATAGTGATCCGCTCCCGCGTGGAGTTTCTCGATATGGTCGGCTGGGAGTGGCACATCACTTCCTCTCCGCTGCGCAAGGGACGCGAGGTGTCGCGCCGTGCGGCAAGGGAGTACATACGCGCCCACGGCCTTGTCAAAGCCTTCTCCAGCGAGGACGGAGATATATACGATACCCCCGGCGGGGATTTTTACAACGCCTTCCACGACAAGGTGTCGCGCAACGAGGTCAGCGGAGGCTGCACCTACACGCAGCGGATGGATACCGCGTGGAGGAACTTTTAGAAACACTTTAAAACACGAACGATATGAAAATCAGCAAAGACGGAAAACTCATTTTGTCCGCGAAGGACAAGCGGCTCGGCAACTTCGTAGTTACGGAGCAGCCGGAACATTGGCGCATAAGCGACCTCGGCGAGAGGATAACCATTCGCTACCACAAGACCACCCTCGTAGGCCAGATGCTCACCCTCTGGGCGACAAAGGGCGGGAACATCGGCGATAAATATGTCGATGCCCTCTGCATCACCTTCTACGAGGTTCTCTCGATAGTCCCCGACGAGAAGGCTATGGAGGGACATCTTCGCATCTGCAAGGATGCCGTTGCAAGGCACCCTGAACTCTACGGCGGCAAGGAGGGCGAAACCACCGAGGCCGAACACGAGGCGGCCTTGAAGGAAGTCCAGGAGGTTCAGGAGGTCATAGACCACAAGGGCGATGGAAACTAAACGCATAGAGATAGACCACACGGAGGTTCGCCCCTACGCGAAAGGCGTTGCGAAGGGCGGGGTGCTCAAGCATCGTTTCTGGGCGCAGCGCATAGCCAACCACATCGTGCGCGGCATCCAGAATGACCTCCGTGCCAAGGGCCTCTCTATGGCGCAGGTGGTGGAGATGCCCGACTGCGCGGAGTTCCGCGTGGTAATGAGCATCGAGTGTATGGTGATAGAGAAAGGTCGCCGTGCCGGGCAACCCCGGAGGCTCTTTACCGACGATGAAATCCGCAAGATACGCGAGAACCGCTGGTCTGCGGGCGACATCGCGATCTTCCTCGGAAAGAAGGTGCCGACCGGCATTGCCACCGGCATCATCAATGGAACTTTTTACCCTGATGTAGAATAGGCTATGACTGATATTTACGAATTTGACCCCGTAATATATCCCATAAGATTATGGGTTTGCAAAAAGCCTGAAACCGCAGATGTTGCAGAACTATTCTACCCCTTTGACAATAATGGCGAGATGGTGGATAGTTTCGGTGAAGTGCTTGAGTATGATGCGGGAAGATATGCCACTACCGTTATTGTTAGCAACAAGAAAAGCCATTGGAAAGGCTGTCTTGTATCTATACTTATTCCAAAAGGTTGCGGTGCGGGCGTATGCTCTCACGAGGCATTGCATTATGTAGCCTATTTGAGCGATCAATTTGATATTCCTCTCGGTGACTTTGACAAAAGCGAACCCCTCGCCTACCTTGAGCAATGGGCGACAAACTGCATCTGGAGCACCCTTGTGGGGCATCCAGAGAGGATGAACGGAGTAAAAGTAGAATAGTTATGAACCCAGTTGAAGATATAAAAGCCGTGGTTGCCGAACTGCGCAAGAGTGGCAGCAAGGATAAACTTATCATCGTTCCCTGCTGCGTCTATGACAATGCCAGGCACATAGCGAAGGAACACAACATAAGGGATGTGCGAATCCAAGCGGGGATAAAACTTGGGGATGAAGTATGGTTCTTTAGCAATGACGAAATCAAAAAGGGCAGACTTCGCGAAGATCATTCCAATTTCGTCGATGTGGTGGTTAGGGAGGTAAATGCCGCGGGGCGGGTGGTATTCGGGCACTACTATCCCAACACGAACTCAATATTCCCCTCCCGCGAGGCTTTGTGTGAATACTATCAGATATTCGAGTGATATGGAAAATTTAGCAGAATTGACCAGCAGAGAAGTTCTCCACAAGATGTTGGATAAGATTCTCGACACGAACGGAAAGGAAAATGAGGCTATTTGGACGGAGTTTTCCCCCGGTTTCATCGGTGGAAGTGCAAAACAAACAACATACCGCCTACGAATTTATGCAGAAAAGACCGTAACATTCACGGAGCTATGACGATAGCAGAGTACAAGGCCCAGCCTTTCAAGGATGCCACGATGGGCGATTATTGGTACACCTTTAGCCGCAAGATGCGCAGGCTGCTTGAGCGGATTGTAAGGCAAGGCGGCAATCCCTCCCCGGAGGACTACTTTATGGAATGAAAACTCCCCCGTGCATCGCTGCGCAGGGGAGCCAACTAAAAATTTTGCCATTATGTCGGCCTTTTTAGGCCGTACACGATGCAAATTTAGCAAAATATTCCTTTCGTGCAATAAAAAAGGGGGCGCAATCTCTGCGGCCCCTTTCCTTTGGTATGGAAAAGAAAGTAGTTATAGTGGTAAGGAAGAATCTCTCCAAAGAAGTCCATTATGAGGTTTACCTTGTTGTATTGACCACGAAATTGAGCCAGAGTTCTCCCCCGTCGCCCGTGATGCACTTCTTATTGAAGGGTAGGTGCCAACAAATTCGTCTTGTTTGTTATACGCACTTACGGGCCGCCTTTTGCCATATAGCGCATTTCTTTTTTGGGAAAGCCACGCCACCTTGTTTCTCAACTTAATCTCCCTATCGGCATCTTTTTTATATAACCAAATATAGCCTCCCGCTGCATACGGGGCATTGATGTGATTACAGCAACGAATAATACCCGCAGAGCATATTACATTTATTGCGGAAGATGCCGATAACGCAGAATCCCACTCCCTAATTAGTTTGCCCGTGATTGAGTATTGCAAAACGGGTTTTTTCATTTTGGCAACACACCTCGCAATCCCCGTTCCGTAGTGGATATTATAGTATCGGGTACACCATTCAAGATTTTCAACCCTATTATTGTCTTTAACTTCATCTTTATGGTTTATCTCGGCGTAGTGGTTCGGGTTTGGAATAAAGGCGATGGCGACAAGTTTATGAACAAAGATGTTGCGTGATGCTATGCAGGCGATCTGGTAGCCCTTTCGATTGTATTGTAGTTTAATGAGGTGTGGTTGTCCGGCGCGGGCCGATGCAATCCTACCGAGGCTACTGACAAAATATCCATCACAAGCGGCTACTTTTCTCCATTCTTCGGTTGTCGCACCGAAAGGCGCAGGGATAAACGATGCTACATCGTTTTCGCTAAAATTCATTCTCTTGGTCATATTGCACGAATTTGATAGCAAAAAAACTACCCGCATATTTCTCGACCAAGAGAACCATTAGGCACAAGTGCGAAATGGGTGCAATATAGCGGGTAGTAAATGTCTTAAAGAGCGATACCCCATTAGACACTTGTGTTGTTCTCTTGGTCTTGAACACTACAAAAGCAGTAAATTATTCCGAATTAAAAAAGTATTCTGCGTAACAAAGGCATTGGGGATGCAACATAACGAACGGCACATCTATCGGTATGGGATAGCCACACAGCGCATCGCACTCCGGGCAGTCATAACGGCTACCCCTGCGGCGGATGTAGTATGCCGCTCCGTTGAGCCTTTCCATCCGCTGCTGCGAGCGCATAAAGACCTTCGTGACCACATAGACTATCAGCACCTTCATCGCATTGGGGATATTGCGCTGATAGCCCTTGCCAAATCGATACTCGTTCGGGTCGATAAGATGTTCCCTTATGCCCTCTTTCCACAGGGGGGCATCCTGGGGCGCATCCATTGAACCTACTACAACGGGAAGGAGGTTGGGAAGGATAATCCTCTGCGCAAAGGCAATGGTTATCCACCCCTCAAGGAGCCGCTTGAGGTTGGACGAATGGAGGTCGAACGCCCAGAGCACTCCGTCACCCTCGTTCTCTATCTCCGTGACAATATCCTCGTAGGATTCATAGTCCCCGTCAAGGAGGGCAATGGCATCGCGTATCCTCTGCCGCATAATCTCCATCCCCTTGTCGGAAAGTCCGCGCAGGATCGCGTTCACCTTCTCGTCAAGGTCGGGGAAGTCCTCGAAACGGAACTCCCCCTCCACGAATGGCTGGTAGGGATAGACGAGGGCGAGGATTTCCGCCACCGCATCCTGCACCGCTTTCTTCGTGAGAGGGGCGATGCCCGTAAGGGTTCTTATGAAGTCCTCGCGTTCCATCAGGCACGGCTATCTGCTACGGGGTTTTTCCTGACACCCGTGGGTTCTTCGCCCACAAGCGCATCGTGTTCTTCCTGGAGGATGCGCTGGTTCTCGCTTGCCACCGCGATAGACATATCAATGGCGCGTTCGGTAGCGGTCTTGCGCGAGATGGCTCCGATACCCTTGAGCTGCACAAGGGCGTTGATGTCATCGCTCTCGCTCATAAACACGAACGGCTCTATGGTGACTTGAACGCGGAATTTCTCGTACTTCGAAGATTGTTTCTGCTCCACCGCCCAGCCATAGGTAAAGAGCCTTGAGATGGTCTGGAGTACGGGGTAGAAGTGGTCGGCATCGTCCTGACCCTTGAGGTAGGAATCCGCGAACATTGTGCGGACTGCGAGGCCGGAGAGGTCTGCACCGCTCTTGATTTCGGGGGTTTCGACTACGAAACTGCCCTTGTATGCCATCTCCTTGAGCCATTTGAGCTGCGTGTCGAGGCTGCCGGAGGAATCGGCGGGTTCGAGGAAGGATGCCTTTGCGTTCGGGTCGGAGGATTCAATCAGGCTCGGAGTGCCATCCAAGTCCGTAGATACCTTCATATCCGCACCGAAGGCAAGGAGTATGCGGAGTGCATAGGCTCGGTTGTTCTCGGAGAGGTCGGAAAGGGCGAGTTCTATCTTGTCGATGCAGTCCTCGCTCTGCGCCCAGAAGGGTTCTCCGTAGCGGTCATAGGCAACCGGCACCTCGCGGAATCCGTGTTCCACGGGTTTCTCTATGTCCGCCACCCAGGGCGAGAGGCCCACGGCTTTCTTGCTCTTGGCCACCGCGCCGCTCACTCCCGTCATATCGTAGCGGTAGCGGAAATAGTGTGTCTTGTCCCACACATCGAGGTAACGCACCATCTCCTTCCCGTCATCGGAGCGCATCGAATAGGTGCGGCCAAAGAGGGCGAGTTCGCCGGTGGCGGGGTCGTAGTGCGGATAGAGGGTATCACCCTTCTCGTAGGAGAGGGAACGCCAGCCGAACTTGTTGCCGGAGAGGTAGAAACATATCGCGGAATCGGCCACCTTGCCATCTGCGCTGATAAGGTCGCGGATACCCTTCTCCATACCCTTCTCGTCCCAGCCTGCGAGCCAGGCGGATAGTTTCTCTTGTTCCTCGGTGGTTGCACTGTCGGAGAGGATGCGCTTGCGTGTACCCTTGCCCGTCAGCGCGACCGTGCGCTTGAGGTGGATGATGGACTGCATCGGGACTGCGGTGCGCGAGAGAATCTTCTGGTGCAATGCGTTGTCCTTGTCCTGATTGAAGGGATTGGGGCGGTACTTGTCAGAGTTGATCTTGTGTGCGCTGACATTGTATTCGCGCAGGAACTCCGCCTGGGTGAGAATCTCGTACCGCACATTCCCCTCGACATAGGGCGCATATCCGTCGGCCTGGCGGAACTTCGCCATACCGACCGTAAGGTCATTGGAAGGGAGCAGCCTACGGAAAGGGGTTTTCCGCAGAATGTCCTCCGGCTTGTAGTTGTTGATGCTTGGTGTTTTCATATCTTTGCGTTATCTATATCCACGAATAAATGCGTTGAACCCGGAGTGCTGCATCCCTTTGGGCTTGTCCTCGGAAAGAATACTCACAAGGTAGAGCAGGGTTTCGAGGAAGTCCGGGGAGCTGCCGCCGAGGATATTCTTCATCTCGGTCTTGCCGATTATCTCCTTGGGATTGTCCTCCACCTTCCATTTCGCCACGAGCCGCTCTATGAGCAGATATTCCCGGAGGGTGATGAAATCTCCGTGTCTGCGGAACTTGCGTTGCAGCAGGCTCGGCTCTATCGAGAGTTTCCCCCTCTGCACGAGGTCTATGAAGATGCCGAGGCACTCGCTCTTGAGGTTGCGGTACTCTACCTTGTCCCTTGCCGTGGCGCGGTTGTCGAACGGCCTTGCGCCTTTTAGTTGCTCGGAGGAACGGATCGCGTTGCCGATGCCGTTCGTATCGAAGGTGAAATCCTCTATCGCCACCTCGTTCTTGCGGAGGAAGTCAAGGATTCGCGCTATGAGGGCCTCGGTGGAAAGCCCTGCCACCGCATCCACATCGACGATATGGAATCCGTCTGCGGCTATAAGCACAGTGGCATCCCCACGGAGGGCGATGTCGGCCGCAGCCACCTTTCTTCCCCTCTGCTGCGCGGAGTTGGCGAAGAATCCCTCCATATCGGAGATGGAAAGGAGCGAGCCGCCTTCCTCTACATCGCGCCAGATGCCCCGAATATCGTTTACGGTGGACTTGCTACCTCCCGCAGATATGCGGTTCATATACTTGGGGTCAGCAATATGGAGAATCTTGTTTTCCGCGTAATTGCCTTCAATGAAGGCGAGAGAGGTTATATAGTTTCGGTATTCCTTGTCGGGATCGTCACAAAGGGATGCAATCTTTCGCCTTGCCGCCGGATTCTCATAGACTTCTTCCGGGGTGTTGCCCCAGGCTATCTCCATCACATCCTCCCCGTATCGGCAGAAGTAGCGAACTTTGCCGCTCCGTTCGGGGATAACGGTGTCGGTTTCGGGGTCTATGTACCAATCAAGGAAATGCCGCAGTTTGTTAGACTTGCCTACGGGGTTGCAGGTGCAGATGAACCTTGCGGGTACGCCCGTGGTACTTCGGTTGGAGGGAATGAGGTCAAATATGACATCCATACTCTCCCTTGTGAACTCGGCAAGTTCCTCAATCAGTATGTAGGGCATTTCCGCACCGCGGAATCGGTCTTTCACTTGGCGTAGGTCTGCGAGGTGTTCCATCTTCATAGTCGCCCCCGTGCCATTAAAGAACTTCACCTCAATTGAGGTGTCGGTAAAAGTGGCGAACCCTCGGAAGATTTGTTTGGCAGACTTGTAAACGCCGCGTTTAACATCTGCCTCCAACCTACGGAAACCATACATATTCACATCGGGATTGAAGGCGTAGTCAAGCGCACCCATAAGCCCTATTCCCGTCTTTCCGCAACCACGAACCCCGCCCTCAATGATGATGTCTGCCTCGCAAGTAAGGACTTCCTCTTGAAAGCCTGCTTGGGGTATGAGGTTATAACTTCGCTTGCCCTTGCGTTTCAGTTCGAGGATTTCTCCGCGCAACTCCTGGATATATTCGTTTGAATATACCTCCATTCCGTATTGGAGAAATACGGGGTCAAGGTGGGGAGTGTTCTCGGCTGTAATCATCTCAACACAAAGGAAACAAATTTTTGTGAACAAAAATGAACGGAAATTCACAATAATTCATTTTTTCATAGGTATATTTGTTCCGTGGAGAAGAAAAAAACCAATACGGAAAAGCGATTCTGCTGCTACTGCGGCAGCCGTTTGATGGTTGATGTTCTCTCTCTGCGCGGTAGTATGGCTCTTGCCGTGAAATGCACCAAGTGCAAGCGGCAGAACATCATTACCGAAACGGAAAACGAATAGCGAGCCTTGCGCTCCATAGCGGCTAACTGCGTTCCAAGCGAACCCTCGGCCCGGAATGGCAACCCCCTTGCGGAGTTGTTGTTTCGGGCTATTTGTATAACCCAAAAGTTCATTGAAAATGAAAGACAAAATCAAGAACGCGCTCAAAACCGAATACGCGAAATTGGGGTTGGGCGACAAGGCTTTTGATGGGGTTGCCTCGTTCCTCGCAAAAACCATCACCAAAGAGGAAGATATTGACGGAGTAATCAAGCAGGAGGACACCGCCAATCTCCTTAAAGCCTTCCAGGGCGAAACCGATTCTCTCCGCAACAAACACGCGCAGGCAGTCAAAGACCTGGAGGACTACAAGAAGTCACATCCCGACATCGACCCGACCAAGAAGAAAGAGGTCGAGGATGAACCCGAATGGGCGAAACAACTGCGTCAGCAGAACGCCGAGATTCTTGCGAAAGAGGCCAAGAGGGAGAAAGCCGAAAACGATGCGAGAACTCTTGCATCCATAAAGGAATCTCTCGAAAAGGCCGGTTGCACGAACAAGGGTATTCTCAATCTCACACTTCGCGGATTTGCTCTCAACGAGGGTGAAACCGAGGCCGATGCGGTGAAAAGGCTCACTGACGAGTACAATGCCAATGTGACGGATGCCTTTGGTGAAGGTGTCATCCCGCCCGCAGGCGGCGGTGCCCCGAAACAACCCGACAAGAAGGAGGTTACCGCACGGAGATTGGCTTATCTCGAAAAGCAAGGACTTCTACCCAAAGAAGAAGAAAACAAGTCTTAACCCCAAATTATTATGCCTAAAAGTTCTTTCAACGCATTCGGTAGTAAGGGCACTGATTACGGTGCCCACAATCCCGTATGGCTCGGAGTTCCTACTCCCGTGCCCGTAGGCGGTACTTTGGCCTCGGCATACGCGATCGCAGGTGCCCACTACGGAGCAGGTTTCCCCGTGAAACTCGCCTCCAAGACCATTACCCCCTTCATCGGCTGGAAGGTCGTTTCCTTCACCGCAGCCGTTTCCCCGGCCACCGAAGATGTCATCGTGGTAGAGCCCGCGAAAGTTGGCAAGGTCACCATCGCTCCCGCAGCAGATGATGTCATCCAGGTTCTCGGCTCCACTTTCGCCACCACCGGCAAGGCCGCCGTTGTCGCCTCGTCCACCCTTCTCACCTCTGGTGATAACGAGGGATGCTATGAGGTCAAGGTTCTCCATTCCGCGACCATCGATGCCCCCAGCGTGGGCGACATCATCACTCTCTCCGCTGCAACCGCAGCCGGTTCCTCCAAGTCCATCAAGGTTCAGCCTAACGGCTACCTCTGGAATGACATCTATTTCGGCGACCTCGAAAGCGACCTTGCCGCCACCGGCGCAGTCATCGAGCACGCCCCCGATGGAATCCTTATCGACCTCACCGCTGCCGCCGATGTCAAGGCGCAGATGAAGGCCGCAGTTCCCGGAGTGTATCAGGTATCAAACGCCTAAAAGCATAGGAGATTAAGTTATGGATAACTACAATATCACTTTCTACGACCTGCTCTCCCGTGCCCTCGGCGACAACACCAGCAGCGCACTCCAGAGCTTTCTTGACGAGGCAATCGCAAGGAAATACAACGCCCTCCAGCTCGACGGATTCGAGTTCGATCCGTTTATGCAGGACGACTTCACCTTCTCGCAGCTTATCGCCGAAGTTGGCGTGAACGCCGCTGCGCAGTATTACGACCTTGATTCCCCTGCCATCCCTGATGCCGCAGGTGTCATCAAGGAGTACACCGGCAAGATTCCTCGTATGAAGAAGGTCGAATACTTCAACGAGGACAAACTGCGCAAGATGCTCCTTATGGAGAACCGCAGGGATGTTTCCGACGACCGCATTGCGGAAATCGCCTACGAGCAGTTGTTCATCACCGTGGACAAGCTCGTCGGTGGCCACACCAATGCCCTGACTTTCCAGAGGCATCAGGCCATCTCCAAGGGCGAGTTCGCTATCAACTCGACCAACAACCCCAACGGTATCGGCGGTGTCAAGATTGACTACCACATTCCCGATGCCAACAAGACCACCCTTCAGGGAACCGCCCGTTGGTGGACTTCCGCTACCCACACCCAGGGGAACGAGGGTTCGGGTTCCAACCCCGTCAATGACCTCCAGACCATTGTCGCCAAGGCCCGCAAACTCGGTATCCGCGGCCACTTCGAGATAGAGATTGACTATCTCCGCGAAGTCCTCGGCCACAGCAAGGTAACTGCCGCCCTCGGCGTTGCCCTTCTGCCCGGTGCCGATGCCACGGTGCAGGCGAACTACGCCGGTATCCTCGACTACGAACGCCGCAAGAGCACTCTTGAGGCCATCGTCGGTGCCCCTATCAAGGCCATCGATTCCGTGACCTACATTCAGAAGGTGGATGCCTCCACCCGGAAGATAACCACCACCCCTATGACCGGGTTCGTGAAGGATGTCGTGGTCTTTGTCCCTGATGGAAACATCGGTGTGGTCAAGACCGTCCGTCCCGTTGCCATCTCCGGCGGCGTGTATGGCTCCTTCTACGATGGAAGGCTCCTGCTGACCATCGGTGTAGATGCCGTGAAGAAGTGCCAGAGCTACAATACGGAAATGACTTCCATAGTCGTTCCTACTGCGGTCAATTACTTCTTCTATCTCTACCCTAACAACGCCTAACGGCGTGATGCGTGAAACCCTAAAGCGAAGGCGAGATGGCGATAAAGACCATAAACGATTGGCTGACCGCGAAGGTCGCTGATTATGACCTGAATCAAGACACGATAGAGGCCATACTGATTGACAACGGAGTATCCGGGAGCACTTTCCTCGCGGATGCCACTGAAAAGCAGAAAGACCTCTGCCTTGCGGATGTCTATATGGCACTCGCTACCTCGCCCTCGAAATCGGGGAGTATCTATGATAGCGACGGAGGTTGGCAGAAAGGCCGAGCCACGAAAAATGTAGTGGATCGCGCCTGGTTCCGGCAGGAGGCCAACCGCCTTTACCTCAAGTGGAACTCTCCGAAGGCGAGTAGCTACGGGTCTATTACGATGCGGAAACTTTACTGATATGTCCTACAACCCCCGATGGCCGCACACCTTCAAGGTGCTTTCTCCCACCCTTGACGGGTACGGGATGCCCGTTACGGATGCCGAAGGCAATCCCATCTTCTCGGAGATGTCGATTGCGCTCGTGCAGACCGATTCCGATGGCAACCCCGTGTTCGACGATGGCGAGATGGTTACGGAATCCGTGACCGAAGTTCCTTGGGGATACCGCACCTCCACGGGGGGAATAAAGGACAGCGGCGAAGTGTTCAAGGCCGACTTCAAACTTTCGTGCCCTATGTTCCTGACACCTTTGGCCGAGGGAACGAAACTCGCCCTGACGGACTACACCCACACTTTCGAGGGGGTAGTCAAGAAGGTAACGACCTACAATTGGGGAACGAATGTGTGGATTGACTGCCCCGGCAACAATGAAGTACCAGCAGCAGAATAATTCCACCATCGCAGGGGCTTTTGCCCGCCTCCAGAAAGCGGAGGAAGATGCGATTGCCAAGGGTATGTGTCGGCTTGCGAAAGCGGGGTTGGAATACTTGGTGGAGGCGCACGATTCCTTTGGGTATGTGTTGCACCACACCGAAGAAACCAACACTCTTGCCTACGCGGTTGCCAAGGATGGGGTGATTGTCGTGAGCGACTATCTTGACGGAGGTTCGGGCGATTTGCCCGGCAACGCAAGGGAGAAGGCTGCGACTATCCTCTCCGGCACGAAAGGCTGGGCGGCAGTAATCGTTTCCGATATGGAGGGGTGGTATAGGGTTGATTGGGAAATGCATTTCCTGCATATCTCGGTCGCGCAGATAAAGGAGAATTTTCACTCGTTCTTCAAAAAGGTGAACTGATATGAACAACAATTTTGACCAGACCGCTATTGAATCGGCGATAATGGGGATTCTTCGCACGGCAGGTGTATCGGGCAATATCTTCCCGAACCGCCCCCGTAGTAGCGAACGCCCCCTTGCCGAGTTCGTGGTCTGCCACATAACGGGAGGTATAACGGATCGCTGCGCCCTCGGTGAGTGCACGGTCAGTTTCTCCTTGTTCGCGCAGGACATCTCCAATATGAAGAACGGCGCGAAACTCTCGGTTCTGCAAACCAAACTCCTTGCCGCCCTGCCCTACGAAAGCGGCAGCATCGTATTCAAACCCTTTTCCAAGAGGATAATCGGCGACACCCCCGATGGTGCGGGGTATCACGCGAGGGTGATAACACTACAAGCATTTATTAAAATTTCCGAATAACTATGCCTATCTCTAACACCATTCTCAAAGACCTCAACACCGGCAATGCCGTGTTGAAACTTCTGCCCTATGTGGCGGGAACGGGTGTGGCACTCGATGCGGTGGGCGGCGTGGACTTCTCCGCTGCGGATGAAATCTTCACCCTGGAGGATTCCTTCACCATCAGCAAGGATGCCCCTTCGTTCAGCTCCGTCCGCATAGACCAGAAACACAAGGTCATCGATTCCCAGGTTGCCCCTGGTGACAACTACTCGATGTCCGGGCGTATTCCTTCCATCGCCACCGCACTTCTCTCGCTGGCTTTCGAGCCCGTGACCGCAAGTGTGTCCGCGAAGGACGGAACTGTTCTCTACTCCGCGGCTGCCGCCCACAAGTTCGGTTCTCTCGACAAGGAGTACACCGTGCTTGCCATTTCCCAGAGCGGCAATTCCGCAATCGTGTTCGCCCGTGTCAAGTTCGTTTTCAGCGAACCCCAGCACGAGAACAACAGCACTCCTACCTTCGTGGAGTTCAACGCGGTTATGCTGCCTAACGAGGACGATTCCGGCGACTTCGCCTGCCTGCCTACCCGCAGCGCAGTGTCGAATGGCTAACGGAACGGCTCGACCCGACTTACCCTGGGGGTGGGGTTAAGCCCCATCCCCTTTTTAAATCCATTGAAGTATGAATGAACCTACCATAGAGCAAAGGAAAGAATACGCAGACATCGTGACCGATTCCGCGTCCATAGTAACCATCCCCGGCACTCGGAAGAAGGTGCGGCTCCATTGGGTAAAACCCTACACGATGGAGCGCATCACCAAACTTTGGATAGAGCGCGATCTTGCTGCCGCGAAGGTGGATAGGGGCGAAGATGTGCTGAAAGACCTCTGCAAAGAGCCGTATTTCGCTTTCAAGGAGGCTGCGCTATTCGCGCTGAATGGGGACTTGAAAATCCGTTTCTTCTACCCGATTCTCTGGCGGCTCTGGGCGTGGCGGTACAATGAAAACCAAATCCTTCCTATCATCGCGGAGGGTAAAAAAAAACTACCGCTCGCGGCACATTACGCGACTATGGCATACTCGCTGGATATGAGGATGGATGTAAGGAAGATGACCGCGAAGGAAGCCGAGCAATACCAAGCCGAACTGCTTTCGGCAGCGAATCGGCGTTTGTAAAGGACTTCCCGGCTTACGGCGTTCCGCGTTGGCGGTTCTTCCGTTGGGAGCGCAATTTCGGCTATCGGTGCATACTTACTTGCGCCCAGATAGAGTTGATGCAGTCCGACCTTCCTCATACTCTCCTTAACCGAAAGAAAGATACGGGCAAGGGTGCGCCCGGAACGGCACCCGAAGTAAGGTCGAGCGACCCTGCGTTTGCCTTGCAGCAGAAAGCATACGAGAGGGCGTTGGCAAGAAAGAAGGCCGCGCAGCAGGGAACCGACCCGCAGACATTGGATGAACTCTTTACACAATAGAATATGGCAGACGGAAATATAGATAACCTGCACTTTGAGGTCTTGCTTACGGATGACAAGTTCCGCAAGCGGATCGCGGAGGACAAGAAACTCGCCCAGGACTTCAATACGGAACTTTCCCGAATCCTTGACTTCAAGAAAGACCTCGGCAGCGGCATCAAGATTGTCAAATCCGAAACCAAGAAGGATGTGAAGGATGTTGCGGACGGGGTGAAGAAGGTTAAGGATGAAACCGCCGGAGCTGCGAGGTCGGCGAGGACACTTACCTCGGAATACCGCGCCCAATCGGGCGTTCTGCGCGAACTTGGCTCTATGGCTGCGGCCTACTTCTCCGTGCGTGGCGCAGAAAGGTTCCTTTCTTCCCTCGTCCGCATCACGGGCGAGTTCGAGGTGCAGAAGAAAGCCCTCGGCTCTATGCTCGGAAGTGATGCCATAGCCGACAACATCTTCTCCCAACTCCGCAAGAACGCGCTGGAATCCCCCTATACCCTCCAGGAACTCACCAAGTACGCCAAGCAGCTCACGGCCTTCAACATCAGTTCGGACAAACTCATTGAAACCGAGAAGATGCTTGCCGATGTGTCCGCGGGTCTTGGCGTGGATATGGGGCGCATCATCCTCGCCTATGGTCAGGTGAAGGCCGCTGGTGCGCTGAAAGGGCAGGAACTCCGTCAGTTCACGGAGGCTGGCGTACCCCTCTTGCAGTCCCTCGCCGACCAGATTGGCAAGGTCGAGGGCAGGGCGGTCGCTCTCTCCGAGGTATTCAACAAGATAAGCAAGAAGGAGATACCCTTCGAGATGGTGGAGCAGGCTTTCCGCGATATGACCGCGGAGGGCGGCAAGTTCTACAATATGCAGGAGGTGCTCGTGCAAACCCTGCAAGGAAAGATAGGGAAACTCCGCGATGTGTGGCAGCAAGCCCTCTACGATATAGGCAACTCCAATTCCTCGGTACTCAAGGGCGCGGTGGACTTCGCCACGATGCTTGCCGCCAACCTTGACAAGATATTGAAAGTGCTTTCCCCTCTCGTTGCCGGTATCGGTGCTTATGCCACAATAGCCGCAGTAGCCTGGAGTATGAGCAAGGTAAAGGCCGTTGCAGAGTTCGTCAGGGTTATTACCCACCTTAACGCCGCTATCCGCCTTGCCACAAGCGGGATGGTCGGTATGCAGGCCGCATCCGCAGCCCTTATGGGGCCGATTGGCAAAGCCTTGGCAGTCGTTGCCGCCCTGGGTGTTGGCATCTATGAATTAGTCAAGGCGTTCAACAAGGAGGGCGAGGCAATCGGCGTTGTCAATCAGGCGATGTCCGATTATCAGGCTTATGTAGCCACCGAGAGCAGTTCCGCGAAAGACCTCTTTGACAAGCTAAAGAAGCTGAAAGTCGGTACTGCCGAATACAAGAAGGTGCGCGATGCCATCCTCTCCAACTATGGGCAATATCTCTCCGAAGTAGATAAGGAAAAAATCAAGGTTGGCAACCTCGCGGGAGTTTATGACAACCTAAAGAGGTCTATTACCGAGGCGGCCAAGGCGAAATTCGTCGCCCAGGGCAAGGAATCGCTCGCCGGGGAGTTCAACAAGAACCTTGGCAAGATCACCAAGAGAATCGGGAAGATTGCCAAGGGTGATATGGACTTGTATAACGAGTTGATGGAGTATGTCACCGGGCAGAAAAGCCTCTCCGACCTCTCCGATGCGGGAAGGAAAGCGGTCAGCATCTCCGATATTAACGATTCCCCGATAGGAAAGGGTGCTACCCACCTGAAAAACGACTACGATAGGGCGGAAAAGATAATGAAGGAGGGCGAAAAGCAGCTGGAGGCGGTATTCAAAAACTCTCCCGTTACATCTTCTACTCTATCCCTCCCCTGGAGCCCTAACGGGTGGAAAGAGGACAAGTCCGCCACCAATGCCATAGAGAACCGCATCAGCCTTCTCCGCACCTTCAAGCAGGCGTATGATGACCTCGGCAAAGAGGGCAAGAGCCGCAGCGAGGCGCAGGAACTGCTGCTCGGCATCTTCGGGCAGGACTTCGCAGGCCTCATAAAGACCGAGGATTTCGACAAGGCGATTACCCAATCCCTTGAGGAACTCGCGAAGATAGACCCCGAAAGATACAAGGCTATCGCACTCTCGCTCGGCAAGGAAGGGCTTGCCAAAGCCATTGCAGACCTCAAGAAAGCATCCGGCACGGAGCACCTCTCCCAAGGCGAGATAGACCGCCTTGCCGCAAGTGCGTTCAAGAACGCCACTTCCGCCCTCTCCCTAAAGGGGTTCCGGCACAAGTCCGTTTTCTCTATCCGGGAAATCATCAAGGAACTCAAGGGGCTTACCCTCAATGAAGGTATGCTCGATGCCGACACCCTTGCCAAAGTCAAGAACGGCTCGGTTACCCTTGAGGAACTCTCCAAGGCTTTCGAGAAACTGCGCAAGGGTAAGTTCGACGAGGCATCGGGTGCTTTCGCGGAGCGCATCAAGGCTCTCGCCAAAGGCATAGATGAACTCGGCGATGCTCTCGGCAAGTACGGAAGGGCAAGCGGCAACGAAACCCTTGCCACTCTGGGCGAGGCGATAAGCGGAATGAGCGACTTCGCATCATCCGTTGCCCAAGGCTTTTCAAGCGGTGGTGCGATAGGTGCCGCGATTGCTACCGTGACCTATGTGTCGAAGGTCATCCTTGAGGAAATGACCTATATGGAGGAACTCAAGGACAAGATTTCCGATGCACGGCTTGAGAAGTGGGTAAAGGAAATGGAGGAAAGTCTTAACGGCAACGGTTTCTTCGGGGAAAGCGGATTGCAGAAAATCCGTGCTGCCGCAGATGTGGCATCGCAGTCGCTTAACAAGTTGCAGTCCGCTACCGCCAGGCTCTCCGCAAGTACGCAGATAAAGACCGTCGATCGCAGCGGATTCGCAAACGCCCTCGGATGGATGGGAGGCCCCTTGGGGATTCTCCGTACCACCGGCATCGCGAGGAAGTACCTCGATGACCAGATTACCACTCTCGGAGCTGCCGCAGCGAAACTCGGATATGACCTCTACGATGCTTATGGCAATATCAATGCCGACGCACTCCAAGCGATACTCGACACCTACGATAAACTCGCCAAGAAAGACCGCGAGTGGATGACGCAGGCGGTGGCTTACGCAAACGAATACAAGGCCGCGCTCGATGCACTTGACGAGGTGACCAAGGAAATCTTCGGCGATGTCGCTGCGCAGGCTGCGGACATCATTGTGGATTCTTGGGCGAGTGCCGGTGATGCCGCCCTCGACTACGCGGATATTCTCGATGGTGTGGCGAAGAAGTACGCGAAGATGCTCACGCAGTCGGTGCTACTTGATTCAATCTTCACCGAGGACTTTAAGAATCAGTTGAACGCCTTTGTCGGCAATAGCGACATAGCGGGTGCTATGGCTCTTGTTCAGGGCGGTCTTGACAAGGCCGTTTCCCTCGCTCCCGCCCTTGAGCAGATGCTTAAACCCCTTGAACCCTACCTCAATCAGCAAGGCTCCGAGGGAACGAGCGCGGGAATCAAGAGCATAACCGAGGACACCGCGAACCTTCTCGCGGCATACATCAACGCGATCCGTGCGGATGTCGCGCTCGGCAACTCGCAGAGGGGTGAGATTCTCGCTATCCTCAAGGAGTATGTCGGCCTCGGCTCCGCACCTTCCTACACGGAATATCTCGTGAAGATAGAGGCGCACACTGCGAACCTCGCATCCAACACCAATGACATTCTTTCCGAACTCCGCAGCATAATCACCCCCGAAAGCGGACTGCCCGCCGTGAGGGTACAAAACGCATAGTATGGCAAAATACGACATATACACACCCCATAGCGGCGATGCCCCGGTAGCAAGCGGCTACCCCAAGTACAACGGCTCCTACGGCAAGCCTGCCTATCTTGACTTTACCATAAACTCCCCCACCCCGATCCCCTTCGAGGTGGGTAGCACTGTGCTTTACCGCGACGGGAGGACATACCGGCTCTACTCCGTCCCCGAACCCAAGAAACAAGCACGGAGCGGCGGAGCAGGGGATGCTTTTGTTTACCAGAATCTCCAATTCTTTGACCAGAGCAAGGAACTTGAGAACATCCTTTTCGTGGATCGCGTGAAAAATTCCTCCGGCTACTTCTTCTCGTCAAGGGAGAATCTCGCCACCTATGAGAACCTTACCGGCATCATCAATAGGATGCAGGCTTGCCTTGACGAGCAGAGCGGCGAGAATTGGCTGGTTATGCTTGCCGCAGGGGTGGAGGATGACGAGGTGCTCTACCCCATCGTGGAAGAACCGCACGAGTTCCCGATAAACGGGCAGACTATCCTCGATGCCTGCAATCAGGTTTCGGACATCTTCAAGGGCATCGGCTGGATATACGATTACGATTCCGCCGAGGATTGCCACTACATCTATTTCGGTGGCCCGAATGTGCGCACCGACAATTATGACCAATCCGTATATTACGGAGATGGCGTTACGGGGCCTTTCCTCTATGGCAAGGGCAACGGCCTTATCTCCATCAAGAAATACATCACCAACAAGGACAAGCTGTGCACCATCCTTTACGCCTACGGGAGCGAGAGGAACCTTCCCTTGCGCTACTACAACGGCAGGGCAATCTGCTCCGCCGCAGCGGTTGATATTCCCAACCTTATGATACCGCCCTCCGAGTGGGGCAAGTCCACCGACCCCGACACCGGCACCCTCCGCCCCGATGCAAAGAAGGCTTTTATAGAGGATAATATGCAGGTATCCACCTACGGGCGTATCGTCCGCAGGGTGTACTTCAACAACGAGGCCGAGGGGGATATTTACCCCTCCATAAAGGGAATGACCATAGGCGAGTTGTCCGACGAGATTGGTTCCGGCGAATACACCGACATAGAATACCACCAGCCGGGGGCTACATACCTCGACCCCGATGAAAGGGTGGATGTCTTAAAGAGTGCGGTCAATCCAAGCGATGACGGGAAGATTACCGAGGCCAAGACAACCGAAACGGGCACCCTTTTCTGCAAGACTACCGCCGAGAATTTCTTTGATTGGAACGGCCCGGAATCGTATCTTGAGGCCGTTCAGCCGAACATAGACCTTGATGTGCTGACCGCCAACTCCTATGCATCGGTGAACACGAGCGGCTCGTACACCCTCAAGGCGGGGAGTGATTCGGACTTGTTCGCTGCGGCATCCGTGAGGATTCCCCTCTTTACCACCTTCGCCCAGGCCGAGGCTGCCATCTTGCGCAGGGAGTTCGCGCTGAAATTCTACTGTGGAGATAACGAGATAGTGTCTATCCCCCTGGAGGCGGTGCAGGAATCCGAATCATCTTCGGGTGTGCGCTACAACCTCAAGTGCAAGAGCAATGGGGTATGGTGGTTTGCCGTGGCCGAGGAATACGGCACATCGGGCATCACCGCAAGGGTGGTGGGTGGATTCTACGGCAAGCCCACGCAGAGCGGCTACGAGGCGTACCCCTGCTATGTGAAGGGCATCAGTCCGCAGTCGCTGCGTTTCGTCTATTCCCACACCTA